GTGTGGTTGTTAGAAAAAGGGTATGAAGTGTTTATAAACTCAACATGTACTGGGCCTATTGATTTAGTAGCAGTGGACTCAGAAACGGGAGAAAGAATACTGATTGATGTTAAGACCAGAACTTTTAACCTTAAAAATAAATTCTCTCCTCCACATAAGACCGATATGCAATTAAAGTTAGGTGTACGTATGCTTTACTATGAAAAGATTGAACATAAATTTTACTGGGAAGATGATATAAATGATAGATGAATTTAAAGTTAAAAGAGATTGGGTTAACAAAGCTAACATCAAGTCAGAAGAGATGGGTACGCTTCGTGATTCTATTACAAAAGGTAAAGGAAACACGATGGGTTTTTTGGGTGAGTTTGCAGTAGCTGACTTCCTAAAAGATAGTGTTGTGTCAAACACTTACGACTATGATCTTAAAGTCGGTGACCGTACCATAGATGTAAAGACTAAGAGTTGTACAGTAAAACCTCGTGACTATTACATGTGTTCAGTCGCGGCTTATAACACTAAACAGAAATGTGATGTGTATGTATTTGCAAGAATGCTACGCACCTTAGAAAAAGGATGGGTGCTTGGTTGGATAGAAAAGGAAAAGTATTTTGATGAAGCAAAGTTTTATAACAAAGGAGAACAGGAGGGTGACAATGGTTACATAGTCGTAGCAGACTGCTACAACCTGCCGATAAAAAAGTTACACGATATTGAATTTTTTTCTTGACTAACTCTATCGGGTGCTTTAATTGTAGCATACTAAAATTGTTGAAACTTATTTGAAACTTAATAGAAAAGGATTAATACCATGCCAGTAATTTCTGGAAAAGCCTATTGGCCTAAACTTCACACCCCAATGGGGAGTCCAATGTCACCCGATGATAAACGTTATTCTATGGATGTCGGTAATCTTGATAAGAAAAATCTAAAGATTGCTAAAGACATTGGTCTAACAGTTAAGACTGATGACCCTGAGTCTGGTAAAGCTAATGCAGGAATCAAGGGTGACTTCGTTACACTTAAAGCATATGGCTATGACTATAACGGTGAGCTTAATCCCAAGCCCCCTCTTGTCGATGCTAATAACAATCAATGTGCTGATGAGATGTATCATACATTAGGTAATGGTTCTGATGTAAACGTTAAGTTCACATCTAAAACCACCAAGACAGGATTTCAAATGTTTCTGTTGCAAGGAGTACAGGTTGTGTCTCTAGTTGCATATGATAATCCTAATTCAGGTGATGACGTTGGTTCTTTTGATGTTGTCGAAGGTGGGTTTACTGACGAGGGTCGTGTCGAAGACTCTCCACTTTAACCCGTAAAACAGAGGTGATAGTATGAAGAATATCTCCACAATACCACAAGATCTACAGACTTTATGGGATGAGGGTTCCTCTCCACCTGCTGATATCCTTAAAGTTTTTTGTGATAATGTTTCTGAAGCTATCACCTCTTCCTTTACTGAAGCTGTAAGTGAAGAGAAGAGAGTGGTCTTACGTATGTCTTCGATAGGGAAACCAGCTAGACAACTATGGTACGAGTCTAGAGATGATACTGAACCAGAGTATATTAACTATAGTTTAAGATTAAAGTTTCTTTATGGTCATATCATCGAAGAGTTACTTGTTCTTCTTCTCAAGTCTTCTGGACACAAGGTAGAAGAACAACAGAAAGAACATGAGATAGATGGGATCACTGGACATCAGGATGGTAGAGTTGATGGGGTTCTTGTTGATTTTAAATCTGCATCAGGCAGATCATTCAGTAAATTTAAAAATCATAGGCTAACTGAAGATGATCCATTTGGTTATGTTGGTCAGATATCTGCTTATGCACATAAAGAAAAAGATGAAGAAGCTGCATTCATTGTAATGGATAAACAAACAGGTGAAGTAACATGTATGCCGTTGCATAAGATGGAGATGATTGACCCTGAAGAAAGAATTAAATATTTAAAAGATGCCTTGTCCAAAGACACGCCACCTGAAAAATGTTATGACGCTGTTCCTGATGGACAATCAGGTAACATGAAACTAGCTACAGGTTGTTCCTATTGCAGGTTCAAGTTTGATTGTTGGGAAGATGCTAATGATGGTGTGGGGTTAAGAGGATTTAACTACGCTAACGGTGCTAGGTATTTAACTGAGGTAAGGAAGACTCCGAATGTCGAAGAACTCACGCCCAACTTTTAGGTCTAAGTTTGAAGGCCGTGTCTATGATGATCTCCTTGAACGGAATCATTCAGGTTCTTATGAACCTCACAAGATAGATTACATTGTGCCTGAGACATACCGAACCTACACCCCAGATATTGTTTTAGATAATGGAATATGTATTGAATGTAAAGGTTGGTTTCCTCTGAAAGACAGGAAGAAGATGGTGTTTGTTAGAAGCAGTAACCCAACACTTGACATTAGGTTCATTTTTATGGATGCTGACGTTAAGATTAGGAAGAATAGTCCTACTACATTAGGCAAATGGGCAACGAACCATAGCTTTATGTGGGCAAGAGAGACTATTCCTGAAAGTTGGATTAATGAAAAAGAAACACAGACCAGAACACAGCAAGAAGTCGATCACCGTATCTATTTCGGTTCAAGATACGGACCCTATTCAGAGTGGAGATGAAGGAGCTTGGGAAACATTCTCAAGTACGTATATTTTTAATGAAGACCAAGAGACGTTAGAAAGGACAAGTCCAGAAAGAGTTATGTTTATAGCAGTATTTTTACAGTCTTTATTAGACGCTACTAAACCAGAGTATGAGGGTGAACCTCGTTCTGCTGTTGCTGATAGGAACTGTGCAGTAAAGTGGTTCACGTTACCTGACTGTGTAACGGCTTCGACTTTTGAACCTATCTGTGAGTTAGCAGGAATAGATCCTGACTACGCAAGGAGATACTTTAAATTAATTATGAAAGGTGAAAGAGAGTTTACATACCGAAGAATTAATATTCTTTTAAACGCTAGTAAAAACTAAGAAGGAGAGAGAGATGTCGGATGACATGGTTAATAATCCACCACACTACAACAGAAAAAATATCGAAGCCATCTGTGCAATCGAAGCAAGCATGGAACCAGAAGAATTCTGTGGCTACTTAAAAGGAAACATTCTTAAATATCTTTGGAGATATAATTATAAGGGTACTCCTTTACAAGACTTAGAAAAGTCTGAGTTCTATTTAAAACTTTTAATAAAAAAGGTAAAAGAAAGTGTCCAACCCATTGAAAATAAACCCGAATCCTAAACATAACTATCTGGAATCCAAGCAGAAAACCAAATTTCTTATTGATAATATAAAAAGGTATTATAGGAAACATGGCTTCACTAACTTTGATGTTTGGTCAGAGAGAGAAACAGTCGGGAAGACTCATATATGGGTTGTACGTAGTAATTTAGCTAATAAACTGTATAACTTATAGTTTAAATTTAACTTCTAAAGGAGAGATAAATTATGTCTACATGGCGTAGTAATGAAAATCCTATGTTCAGATCTGAATTTAGCGAGACAATATTCAAGCAGAAATACCAACACGAAGGATGCGAAACATGGACTGATCTTGCTAGAACACTAGCAGTTGATGTGTGTGGTGAGATCTTATCGGAAGATGAAGTAAATGAATTATCTAATATAATCAGCGACTTAAAGTTTATTCCGGGCGGTAGGTATCTTTATTATGCTGGACGAGAGAATAAGTTTTTTAATAATTGTTTTCTTTTAAAGGCTGAAGAAGATACACGAGAAGATTGGGCTGATCTTTCTTGGAAGACTGAATCCTGTTTGATGACAGGAGGGGGCATAGGAATTGATTACTCTGTGTATAGAGGATCAGGTGAACTCCTTAAAGGAACAGGTGGTAAAGCTTCTGGTCCTGTGCCTAAGATGCAGATGATTAATGAGATAGGACGTAGGGTTATGCAAGGGGGTTCGCGTAGGTCTGCTATCTATGCTAGTCTTAATTGGAAACATAAAGATATTAATGAGTTTCTTAAATCTAAAGATTGGCATTCGATGCCAGTTGGTACGCCTGACTATGATGATGACGGCAACGCTGTTCCTAAACCGGGAATGTCTTATGCCGATATCAAAGAACAGGATTTTAATTTCCCTGCACCCTTAGACATGACAAATATAAGTGTCAACTATGATACAGAATGGTTAAT